AAATAATATTGAAAAGGCTATGAATGTCGGTTCTGAAATTGCAGCAGAAACCTTAAAACATTACGGTGGATTCTGAATAATCAAAAACACAACTTCCAGTTTACCACTCTACACATTCAACGCATTCCGTGTCAACCGATAAATCTCCAACCGTGACAGTGCCTTCGGCGATTGATTCGTCTGATTCACTGTCTTTCGGTTGTCCGTGTTGTAATAATTGTTCACCGTTCCACCGGAACTGTTGGGCAGCATTGCTCCGGAAATCCCATGCAAGCTGTAATTCAGATCAGAATCCATGGTCAGCTGCATGGCTTTCGCCACACCGCCTACCGCTTTTTCCACATACTTCTTGCTCTTGTCGATGCCGGCTGCCAGTCCTTTCATAAAATCCGGCATCCAGTTCTCGTAGTCTGTCAGCGGACCTTTGTCCGGAACCGAGAAGTGCAGGAAATCCCGAATGGTATCGGCAACATTGGTGACGCAGTCCGCCAGCCAGCCGATGGCACTCTGAATGCCATCAATGATTCCCTGAATGATGTCCCGTCCCCAATTCCAGGCATCAGAAGCCAGTCCTTTGATATATCCCACAGCGGCATCAAAACCATTCTGAATGGTGGATTTGATGCCGCTGATTTTATCAGAAACTGCAGAACGAATGTTGTCCCAGATGCTGGACACCGTAGAAGAAATGCTCTGCATCACGTTGGAAACGGTGCTCTTGATGCTGTTCCAGACAGAAGATACCACCGACCGGATGGCGTTCAGAACATTGGAAACCGCAGAAGAAATCTGATTCCAGATAGACGATACCACAGAAAAAATGGCATTCATCACGCTGGAAATCGTGACGGAGATGCTGTTCCAGATGGAAGAAACCACATTCCAGATCGCAGACAAAACAGAAGAAATGAAACCAGATACCGCATTCCAAACTGTAGTCACCACATCTTGAATTGCCGTCAAAACCGTGGAAATCGTATTGGAGATGGCATTCCAGATGGTTTCAAAGGTCATTTGAATGCCCTCTAAAATGGGCGTTAAAAACGCCACGATCGCATTCCAAATGGCACTGATCTTCTCCGAGATCCAGTCCATCACTCTGCCCACAATGATTTGAATGGCTTCAAAAATCGTCTGAAACAGATAGCCAAATGCTGTGATCAGCGGTTCTAAGGTGGTGTAAATGGCATTCCAAACGGTCGTAATGACGTTATAAATTGCCTGAAAAACCGTAGAAACCACATTGTAAATGGCATTGAAAATCGTGCTGAAAAAGTTGTAGATCGCTGTAAAAATGGTGGTGAAGAAGTCCCGAATTGCCGTAAATACGGTCGTTGCTACCGTCTGAATGGCAGTGACAATGGCGGTAAAGGTATTGGAAATGGACGTCCAGGTGTTGACGAAAAAGTCCCGGATTCCGGTAACGATTCCCGTGAAGAAGGAAGCAATGCTGTTCCATGTATCTACGAAAAATGTTTTGATGGAAGTCCAGACTTCATTCCAGCTTGTTCCGAACCACCCCAGTACCACATCTGCAATGCCTTTCAGGGTATTCATAATATTGCGGAACGAGTTGACAATGAAATTCCAGATAGAGGTAAAAATTTCCTTGATGCCGTCCCAGCATTGCTCCCAGTCACCAGTGAACAGACCAATCAGTACATCAAGTGAATTTAAGAGAATATCTGCAAATCCAGAGAAAATATTGGAGATATTCTGAAAAACGCCTTCAAAAATGGGAGCCAGCAGATTGCACAGCCCGTCCCACGCTGCTTTCAGCACATCGGTGAAACTCTCAAAGTCGAATCCCAGAGCATTTAGCCGGTCAGTGATGCCCTGTGTCAATCCGGTAAAG